GAAAAGCTGTTTAAAGAGGCTAAGAGGTCAGGTGATGGAAAGATGATACTTGATAAGGGTAGAGCCATGATCAGGGCATGGAAGGCTTTAGATCAGGCTCTGGTCGCATTAGGGGTCAAACATATACCAACTACTGTTTGGGTCACAAAGCATCTAAGCAGGGAAAAAGTACAAATCAATGTTGTACAGGATTTAAAAGATATGCCAGCTACATGGTCAGAGAATGAAGTTTGGATCTCATTAGAGGCACTTGTTAATTGTTTGCCTGTAGCTGTCATAGAAACAAAGTGTAAGTTCCCTGGTTCGCTTATTACAGGGCTAGAGGATTATTTTGATGATGACATACCATTTTAAAGGCAGAACATGAGAGTAGATAAGATACGAGGCAAGAAATATTGTATGCTGTGCGGAAAACAATTTGGATACGTAAATATTAGAAAAATATTCTGTTCCAACATCTGTTGCAGTCGATATTACAAACTAACTAAAAATATAAAAAAGGATAAGCCAATTACATTGGCATATATCCCAGAACATATGACAGAAAAGGAGCAGTAATGGATATTGAAAAGAAGATTAGAGAAGAAATTGTTGAGGCTAGTAAACTCATAAATGATCGTGGGTCTAGTTATGGCAATGCAATTGATAACCATGAAGATATTAAAACATTATGGAATGTATTGCTTAGAAATAAGTTGAGTAGCGATTTAAGCACTGTAGACGTTACAACTTTGCTTGTGGCACTGAAACTAGCAAGGCTGATGAAATCACCTGATCACAAGGATTCTATGCAGGATATAATCTGTTATTCAGGAATTATGATCGCACTTAGTGAACATGAGAAGTATCAGAAGGATATTGTTAAGAACATAGAGAACTTCAATGGTATCTATGATGGTAATGACTAAAGATCATAAGCCGTACATTACTGGTAAAGAAAGAGGTAAATGGTTCAGTATTTTAGGTGATTTAAAACCTAATACATTTGTGACTTGTGATAAGGATAATATTGGGCGTGCTAGATATGCACTGTATCAATTATACAACAATCCATTAGAGCGTGAATCTATTAAAGTTGGTGACAACGAATATCAATTGTGGCGTTATGAAATAGAAAAACCTAGAAAAGTACCACTGACTGCCAGCATTGCTCATGCGAGGCAAAAACGATAGTTGTTCGCATAATACACATTATGTAACTTTTGCCTCTGTAACCTATTGTTTTTATTACGTTATTTTCTATGGCATAAATAGCACACATTATTACTGGTATAACGTGCAAATTGTGACAGAAAAGGCACATTTTTGCAGGGAAAACGGCAAAATTAGCCCCCCTGGGGGTAGGGGTACGATAGGCGTAGGCGTAGGTAAAAAATGACTGACAGCGTGAAGATTTGTTTCTTTGCCATTCGAGCGATGTGTCATATATTTACCACATGGCAGGACAACCCATGAAAAGAAGGCTTTTAGCCGATATTGAGAAATCAGGCGGTATCGAGAAGTTGATCGAGCGTATTGCCGATGGTGAAACCATGACAGCGATAGCCAAAGATTACGATGTGTCTAGAAGGATGCTTTCCCATACTTTGAATAAGAACCCTGAAACCAAGGCATTGCTGGAGTACGCCAAGAGAGAGCGCAGTCATGCTTACGCAGAGCAAGCGTTGGATATTGTAGATCGTGTTGATGCCAATCCGAATGATATTAGCAAGGCAAGGGAACAGGCGAATATTCGCAGATGGTTAGCTGGATGCGAAAATCCTGAAAATTATGGGCAAAAGCAAAATGCAGTGACGATAAACGTGGGTGATTTGCATCTTGATGCGTTAACAAAGAAACCGATCCATGCAAAAACTATTGAAAACAAATAATCTGAACGATTTCCTGAAATACAAGTATGACGAAATCGTGATGCTGGGTGTGAAGAATGATCTCATTACCATTATGTCTACGTGCAAAGCACCAGAATTAACGACTGCCATTTTAGAATTTGCGACTGAAGAGGCGATGGAAGATTTATTTCCACATTTAAGGGATGGTTATGTCCACTAATCCATTTGCAGAGTTTTTAGATCGATACAGCGATAACCCAGTTTTATTTGTGTCTGAAGTGCTGGATATTGAGCCGTTTGATTATCAGGCTGAATTGCTGAATGAGGTGAATAAGGGAACACGTAGGTTAAGTATCAAGTCTGGTCATGGAACTGGTAAGAGTTCATGCGCTAGTTGGTTAATGACTTGGTACTTGTTTACACGCAAGGCTAAAATAATCGTCACATCCCCCACCCAGACCCAGTTATTTGATGCGCTGTGGTCAGAACTAAAATCTAATTTAAATAAATTACCTACACCCTTGCGCAGTTTGATTAATATTAAGTCGGATAGGGTAGAATTAATTTCTGCGCCTTCTGAATGCTTTATTAGTGCGAAGGTAGCTAGACCAGAACAGCCAGAGGCGTTTGCTGGAGTTCACCAAGCACCAGGCGAAAATGGCAGGGGTTGCGTGCTGTTGATCGCTGATGAGGCATCAGGTGTGCATGAAAAGACGTTTGAGGTGGGTGCTGGGTCTATGTCAGGGGATAACTGTACAACCTTGATGCTGTCGAACCCTACGAAATCGTCAGGTACGTTTTACGATAGTCATATGAACCCTAAATCCACATGGTGGACACGCACATGGTCATGCATCGATTCACCATTGGTAAGTGATAAGTTTGTCGATGAGATGATCGAGCGATATGGGGAAGAAAGTCCAGAATTTGCAGTGCGTGTGCTGGGTGAATTTCCAAGTGTAGATGATAATACGATTATTCCATATCATTTGTGCAAATCAGCGATTGAAAGGGATATTGAAGAAAATCCAAGTGCTATGACTATTTGGGGGCTGGATGTTAGTCGATACGGCAATGATGCCTCTGCTTTATGCAAGCGTAAAGGCAACACAGTGACCGAAGTAATGACGTGGAAGGGTTTAGACCTGATGCAGTTATGTGGGCGTGTAAAGGCAGAATATGACGCTCTGCACCCTGCATCACAGCCTGAATCTATTTTTATTGATAGTATTGGCTTGGGGAGTGGCTGTGTAGATCGATTGTCTGAATTAGGACTGCCAGCGATAGGCATTAATGTGTCTGAAAGTCCAGCTATGAAAACCAATTATATTAATCTGCGTGCTGAATTATGGTTTAAGCTGAAAGCCTTTTTAGAAAATCGTGATTGTAAATTACCGAATGACGATAAGTTAATCAATGAAATGATTGCTGTACGTTATTCATTTAGTTCCAGTGGCAAGGCAAAGATCGAGAGTAAGGATGAAATGCGAAAGCGTGGAATGCCTAGCCCTGATCGTGCTGACAGCCTTGTACTGACTATGAGCCATGACAGTGCTGTGGCTCTAAGAGGCGGTCATATGAGCCGTTGGAATCAACCCATAAAAAGAAACTTACAAGGAGTAGCATGATGCCAAAATTAGGTGGAAAGAAATACGCTTATACTGCAAAAGGTATGGCTCAGTATAAAAAAGATAAGAAAAAAACTACAAAAAATAAAAAGAAAAAGTGAGCATATTTGATTTTTTGCCTAATGCTAGACAGCGCACAGCTTTTCTAAACAGGCAAAACCAAAATATTGCAGATTTTTTAAACTATTATCTGCCTAGAAATCCTAGAGATACTGGTTCGATGGTAGACCCAGTTGTGGGTTTAATTGAATCTGTATCTCCAGCGACTGATGTTGTTGAGTCTGGTAAATCAGGTGGTGAATTAATTAATGCCATTATGAAGGGTTCAAAATTAGGGGCATTAAGGGCTGGCTCAAATATGTTAGCTAATATTGGTTCTATGGCAATGCCAGGCAATATTATAAAAGCGAATGAAGGTGTATTGGCTATGATGCCTACAAAAACAACTGGTGCTGTAAACAATCAACCAACAGCCAACCCTCGATACACAGGAGTAGCACCTGATCGTTCTGATATTACTTACCTACGATATAAACCAGCCAAATTAAGTGAAAGATTAGATGCATCACTTACAGCATTAAGAGATCCAAATAATCCTGTCAGAAAAGAAATGATAGAAACAATAATGGAAGGATCTAAAATCGGTGGTTTAGATTGGTATAATACAGAAGAATTACGTGATTGGTTTATAAATGCATTAGGCAAAGATTCTGGAGATAGAGAGTGGCGAAATTATTTATATTTAATGGGTACTACATCACCTGGGTCTAATGTTGATGTAAATATTGCAAATGCATCAGCCGTTAGAAGAAGAATGGCATTAAATGAAAATGTGCCAGGAACTGACAAAACCTACATGGATGCATTGCTTGAAGTTAAAAATTTAAATGATGCGTTAAAATTAGGTAAAACAAGAGAAAAAGGCTATGGTCACAAAACTCAAGGATTACAAGAATTAGCAACATCACGCTATGCCCGAGGTTTATTTGGTGGACAGCCAGAACCAGGGGTAGCCTTAACAAAAAGCAGTATGGTGCAAAACCCTAAACCTAAAGGGTTTACTAATAGTTTATTAGGAAATAGAAAAAATATTGCTGGCGATCTTCATTTTACACGTTTTATGGCAATGGCATCTAATCACCCAGATTGGTTAGAAACTACGGCTGATATTTCTTCAGAATTTAAAAACAGAATTATAGAGGCTTACCCAAAAAGCAAAAAGTTTTTTACAGAGCGTAAAGTAAATGGAAAAATACAACCAGTCTTTGCGCCTCAAAAAGCTGTAAAAAGTGGCATTGTACCTTTAGAATCAATTAAAGATTATCCTTCAATTTGGGCAAGTATGCCCAGAGATAATGAATATGGTGCTTTTGAAGATTTTATGGGGGAACTTGGTCAAGAACTAAATATGACCCCAGCACAAGTGCAAGCTAGTCTTTGGATGGGCGGTGCAAAAAGAACTGGTGTTGCTGATGAATCACAAGGCACATTTATGGAGTTATTTAAAAGAAGGGCGCAAAAAAGAGCCGACAAAACTGGTAAAACAGTTGATCAGGTTATTCAGGAATTTATCAAAAATAAAGGTCTATTAGCATTACCAGTAACTGGTGGATTAGGCATTGGTTATATGAAGGGTGGTCTAGCTGATAAAGAAGAGCAAGAAGGGTTAATGTATTGAGCCTTTTAGATTTATTTGGGAAGGATGCCAATTTTTTTGGCGGTAGAACCTCTGAACAAAGAGCGAGGGGTGCTGGGCAAATTGCCTATGAGTCAATCCCTGGTATTTCAGAGGCTGTTACCTTTCGAGATATTAAAAGTGAATTAAGTAAAGATAATCCTAATTGGTATGCTATTGGATTGTTAGGCGGTGCAGGAGTTTTAGGTTTAATTCCATTTATTGGAGATATAGCAGGAAGTGCTATTAGGCAGGGTGTAAAGGCTAGGAATGCTGTTAATCCATCTTCTGGCGTTTTGGATGAATTTGCTAAAGACCAATATGGAAACAAATTAGGAATTAATGTCAGAAGTGATACAAAGGAAGGCTTGTCATATTCAGATTTAATTTTAGATGGCAAAAAAACTTATGAAACAAGAGATTCTGATAGTTTAAGAAAATATGTTGGGAAAAGAGTAGGTATTGTTAAAACAGGAGAGGGGGATGCTAGTGCTATAGGCTCTGTAATTATAGGAGAGCCAGAAATAGTTGGGGTCGAACAATTTAGAAAACTTGAAAAAAAACATTTAGTTCCAAAAGGAAGTGATTTTGACATAAAAGAAAAAAAATATCTTTACCCATTAATAGAACCACAAAGATTTAATGCGCCAATACAAGTTGGGAAAGGTATTGTTTCAAGAAAAATGTTAACTGCCTCTCAAAAGCAAGCACAAGATATACTTGATTTACTTAAATCTGGAAAAGCAAATGAAGTGACAGATCAAATGCTTGCAACTGCCGATCAAAAATATTTATTTGAAAACTATGATTTGCCTATGGATACTCAATCACGCATGGCAAGAGCAAAACAAATGGGTTTGCTAGATGATAGTTTTCATGGAACTACTAGTGCAAAAACTGCACAAGATGGAATAAAAAAACCTGGTGGTCGTTTATTTTCATCTAGTAGCCCAGAAGTAGCAAATACTTATGGAGATAATATTTACCCATTAAAAATACGAAAACAAGATTCATCAATGATACTTGATGCTAAAGGCAGAAATTGGAGTCGCATTCCTGACCCATTTGATGAAATGTATTCACCAGATAAAACTAATTTTAGCGTAGATACTTTAACGACATTACCATCATTGTCTACTGATATTGATATGAGTGGTGGAAAATCATTAACAGTAAAAAATGTTGTAGATGCTGGGGCATTTCATACTGGTAATCCAAAATCTTACAAACCTTCAACAGTTACTGTTTCTCATATGAAAAATAATCCTTTAGTCAGATCAAGATTTGCACGTTTTGATCCAAGATTAAAAAATCTAAAAAATTTAAGTGCAGGGTTTATTCCTATTGGCTTGCTACCTTTTTTGATGAATGAGGAACAACAATGATAGACCCTATTTCCTGCATTGCTGTTATTACAAGTGCGTCAGGCGCAATTTCCAGTGCTATCAAAGCAGGAAAAGATATTTCTTCATTATCAGTACCCTTACAAAGATATGCCAAGGCAGAGGCTGAATTAAACTTTGGTGCGCAACGTAAGAAAAATAGTTTTTTAGCTAAATTTACTGGTGCAGAAAGTACGGCAATAGATCGATTTTTTAAGCAGGAAGAACTTAAACAAGCTAGGGATAAATTGCGTGAAACTTTTATGCTTTATGGAAAAAATGGAAATGATCAATGGATTGCTCTTAATAAATTAATTGCTGAAGAAAGAGCCAAACAAAGAGAAATTTTAAAAAAGAAAGCCGAATTTCGTGACACGCTCTACACTATTTTTGGTGTGGTTGTCATAGGAGTTTTTTTTATTGCTGGTGCGCTTGGCATTGTATTTTTAGCAAAATATTTAAAGGAGCAACAGGCATGAGCGTTTTTTTTGATAAGTGGCGCATCATTCCAAGGCTAATGATGCTGGCTATTACAATCATGGCTTTTTATGTAACAAACTGGATGATCAATTTGCCAGATCCAACAATTAATCAAACTAGTTTTGCGTCTATTATTTTTGGCTGTTTTTCAGGCTGTTTTGCTATTTGGTTAGGTCAATCGGAGAGCAAAAAATGATTGAGCAAGTAATGACATATGTTGTTTTACCAGTCGGTGGCTTTGTTTGGTGGATGCATCAAAAGCAAGTCACTCATTACACTAGAATTACAGTATTAGAAAAATTATTTGAGCAAACCAATTTGACCCATGATCGAGAGATTAAAGAAATAAAAGATCATGTCAAAGATATTAATGCAAAGCTAGACAGAATTGAACAATCTATGAGGCGATGATGTGGGCAATGATAATATTACAAATGGTCAATTAGGTGAACATATATGTGCGTCTGCATTATTAAAATTAGGCGAAAAATGCGAAATAGTCAGGTTAGGCACTGTCGATATTGTCGTGGATCGTGGGCATCAAGGAGTAATTAGATTGCAAGTTAAAAGTTCTAGATACAAAACAAAAGATGGTACAGGCAGACAAAAAGGTTATCAGTTTTTTACTGCGTTTGGTGGAAAGAAAACGCCATTAACTGCCGAACATTGTGATGCCGTTGCTTTTGTAGCCAGTGATTTAGAACGTGTACTTTTTAAGCCAATATCTGAAGTAGAACTAAAAGTAACAAAGCGGATCGCAAAGGCAAAATTTCTTGTTGAAAATTTAGAAAGAGATAGCTGGGCAAATACAATAGAGGGGATCTATCAATGAGCATAATGAATTTAGTATCACCAATAGCAAATTTACTAGATAAGGCTATTCCTGATGCTGATCTAAAAAGAAAAATATCTCAAGATATAGCAAAAATGGCGCATGATGAAACTATTGCTCAGATTGATGTTTTAAAAGCCGATGCGCAAGGTAATTGGTTTCAATCAAGTTGGAGGCCATTAGCTGGCTATATTGCTGTTTTAGGCATGGGCGTAAATTTTTTAGTTAGTCCGATTTGTGCAGGATTTGGAATTACAATACCGCAAGCGGATATGAGCATGATGATGCCTCTTTTAATGGGGATGTTGGGGCTAGGGGCAATGAGATCTTATGACAAAAAACAAGGTACTGATACGAAAGGAATGAAATAATGGCAAAAGGATTATATGCAAATATTCACGCTAAGAGAAAAAGAATAAAAGCTGGTAGTAAAGAAAAAATGCGCAAGCCAGGCAGTAAAGGTGCGCCTACAAAAAAAGCGTTTATTCAATCAGCCAAAACAGCGAAGAAACCTAAAAAGAAAAAATGAGTATTGAATATAGGGGTGAAAGATTTTCTGGTTATAACAAACCTAAAAGAACCCCAAACAAAAGTAAAAAATTTGCTGTTTTAGCAAAGCAAGGTAGCCAAGTGAAATTGATACGATTTGGTGATCCTAATATGAGCATTAAAAAAGATGACCCAAAAAGACGAAAAAGTTTCAGAGCAAGACACAGATGCGACTCAAGTCCACCCTCAAAACTCAGCGCAAGATACTGGAGTTGCAAAAAGTGGTGAAATTTTTCGTTATCAAAATAATTGGCTGGGGCAAAGAAGGATACCAGTTGATAGAATAAAAGGAAGGAATAGGCATGGGATTCAAGTTCGGAACAAAGTCTTTATCAAAACTAGAAGGAGTACATCCTGACTTAGTAGAAATTATGAAATTGGCGGTTTCTAAAAGCACCATCGATTTTGGAATTAGCCAAGGGGTAAGAACAAAAAGCCATCAAGCAGAATTGGTAAAGTCTGGAGCGTCTAAAACGATGAACAGCAAACATTTGCCCCAAGAAATAGATGGGTTTGCCCATGCCGTAGATATTTTTTGCATAGTTGATGGAAGAGTGTCTTGGGAACTTCCATGCTATTGGAAGGCAGGAGATGCCATTCTTGAGGCTATGAGAGAGTTAAACACAATACCATTAAGATGGGGTAATTGTTGGCACATTTATAATTTGTTAGACGATGATCATAAGAATAAATCTTGTGAGGATTTATCTACTGAATACATAGACTTACGAAGAAATGCTAATCCACCTCGTACTCCTTTTATCGACTCTCCTCACTGGGAGAAAGGGAAATAAAATGTGGATGGTTCTTATATTATTATGCTCTTCCCCAATGGCTCAAAGTTGTGTCTTAATTACAGGCGAAGAACTACATCCAACAAAAGAAAAGTGTTTTGAATCATCTATCCAGAAAGCAGAAAAAGCACTGACATTTCCTCAAGTTTATCAAGCAAAACCATTTTGTCAGATTATTCCAGATGGGCAGAAAACTTGAAATTAGACGAATAAATCCAATTGCAAGACTTATGTTACAAAATAGAAGAACAAAACAAGTTATTCCAAATAAAAAAAGGTATGAGCGTAAGAAGGCAAAACGTGAAGATTATAAAATAGTAAAGTCAGTCGAGTAGTGATATTATTGCAACATTTAAAAAATGGAGTTATCTTTGGCAGAAATAGAGCCTTTAGATGAAGGTCAAATAGAATCTATCGTAAGCACAGCTATTGAAGATGCTGTAGATTTTATTGATTCAGAAATAGTGCCTGAACGCACGTTAAGCCAACAATACTTTGATGGAAAGACACGTTTAGGATATGAAGAGGGTCGATCAAGAGTAGTTGCAACAAAGTGCAGGGATGCTGTAAGAGCAATTAAACCTAGCTTAATGCGTGTATTTCTTGGCACTGGTACTCCAGTTGAGTTTGTGCCTAGAAATCAAGAAGATGTTGCAAATGCGCAACAGATGACCCAGTACATTAATTATAAATTAAATCAGCAAAATTATTTTAAATTATTAAATAATGCGTTCCAAGACGCACTTGTCAAAAGATTAGGAATTTTAAAGGTATATTATGAAGATACTAGCACCTCTCAAATACATACATACACAAATCTTAATGATCTTGAGTTTAGTTATTTGGTTGCCGATGAAACTGTTACAGTGCTTGAGCATAGCCAGACAATGGTTATGGAAGTCGATCAAGAGTCTGGGGCAGAAATTGAAAAATCTAGTCATTCGGCAAAAATCTCAAGATTAAATGAATCTGGTGATTTAAAGGTAGATTCTGTTCCACCTGAAGAATGGTTTTGTGACCGAAATGCTATTGATGTTGAAACAGCGTATATCGTTGGTCATAGAGTCAATAAGCGTGTCGGTGAACTTGTCGAAATGGGTTTTGATTATGATGTTGTTAGTAATTTAAATTCATTAGATGAAGATAGTTTACATGATGAAGAAGAATTTGCCAGAAGAGGGTACACAGATACCCAGTCAGATTCTGAAAATACAATAGACCCATCGAGCAAATTAGTTGGGATAACTGAATGTTATATGCGCCTAGACATTGAGGGGTCAGGCGTTCCAACTTTATATAAATTTATTATGGGTGGTTCTCATTATAAGTTATTAGATTATATGCCCTGTGATCACCAGCCTTTTGCTGTTTTTGAATGTGATCCAGAGCCTCACACAGTTTTTGGTAGATCAATAGTTTCAATGCTGATGGATGATCAAGATGCATCAACATCAATGCTAAGAGGGGTTCTTGATAATATTGCTTTGACAAACACACCTCGATTAGCCGTTGTAGATAGTCAGGTGAACCTCGATGATGTACTCAATAATGAGGTGGGGGCTGTCATACGCCAAAGACAGCCAGGGGGTATAACGCCAATTACCATACCTTTTACGGCTGGTAACACGCTTGGCGCAATGCAGTATATGGATCAGCAAGTCGAACAAAAAGTAGGAGTTTCCAATGCTGGGGTAGGGTTAAACCCAGATGTATTGCAATCAACTACAAAAACGGCTGTTGATTTTCAAGTAGCTAACGCAACACAGCAAGTAGAAATTATTGCTAGAAATTTAGCTGAAGGTGGTTTGTCACAATTATTTAGAAAGATGTTGCAACTGGCTGTCAAAAATAGTCGCAAAGAAGAAATGATGCGCCTTAATAATCAATTTGTGCCTATCAATCCTAGAACATGGAATACTGAAATGGATCTACAGATTAATGTAGGTTTAGGCACAGGCAAGTCAGAAGAAAAGCAAGCAACGCTAGGGCAAATTTTACAGATCCAGCAAACTGTGTACCAACAATATGGTGCAATGAATGGATTGGTCACACTTACACAAATAAGAAACACACTTTCAGATATCTTATCAGGTGTAGGTATGCGTAATACTGAAAGATATTTTAATCCTATGACTCCAGAAATGGAGCAACAAATGATGGCTATGGCACAACAGCAAGCGCAAATGCAACCAAGACCTCAAGATCCTGCGACTGTAATGATGCAGGGTGAACAAATGAAAGCGCAAGCTAAGATACAAACAGATATGGCTAAGATGCAATTGGATGCACAAAAAGCACAAATGGATGACGATAGAAAGCGTGATCAAATGGATCAGGATATGATTATCAAGGGGGCTGAATTACTAGCTAAAACTGGAACAACAATCGACACAAATGAAATCAAGAGATTGCAAGCTGGATTAAGAAAGCCTGGCGGTGAACAGATACAATGACAAATGATATGAGAATAAAAGCACAGCAAGCAAAAGACCTTTTAAATAATAAGGCGTTTGTTGAGGCTATGGGGCGAGTGAGAGAAACGCAAGTTGATACGTTTCTTTCATCAGCAAAAAACGATGTAGAAATGCGTGAAAGAGCGCATTCCATTGTTTTAGCATTGAGCGCAATTGAGCATGAATTAGCAACGGCAATTACCGACTTTGAAATGCTTGAACGCAGAAATAGTAAACAAAAAGGATTAGCATCTCATGGAAAATAACGAGCCTAAACCTGAAACTGGGTCATTAGCAGACGCTACGGCTATGTTGCTAGGTGAACCAAATACAGAAGAAAATCAGGTAGCCGAAGAAGTAGTTGAGGCTACTGATGAAACGGCTGACGTTGCCGTAGAAGAAAACGTCACTCAAGAGGATACTACGAATACCCCAGAGGAAGTCGAAGTACAGCAAGACATTCCTGATAAATACACTGTTAAAGTTGATGGTGTAGAAGAGGAATGGACACTTGACGAACTCAAACGATCAGCGTCTGGGCAATCATATATCCAAAAAAGGATGCAAGAAGTTGCAAACATTAAGAAACAAGGAGAGCAACTTCATGCTGAATTACAACAAGAGCGAGAGCAACTAAGAAAAGCAATGGAAACATATCAGAGCCAACTTGCAGAAACTGACGTTCAGAAACCTGATATTTCATTAGCTGAAACTGATCCAATTAAATGGTCAATTGAGAATGCTAAGTACCAAGACGCACAAGATAAAAAACGTGCATTGGCAGAACAATCTCAAAAATTGCAAGCAGATCAGCAAAGGCAAAATGAGCAAGCTATGAAATTATATTTACAGCAACAGGCAGATGAATTGACAAAGCATATTCCTGAATTTCAAAATCAGGAAACAGCAACCCCATTAAGGGGTAAGTTAGTTACGGCTGGTCATAATTATGGCTTCACTGAACAAGAAATAGCACAGATAGTTGATAGTCGTGCCATACGTGTCTTAAACGATGCAAGAAAGTGGCAAGAATATCAAAAATCTTCAGGTAAAATTGAAGAGAAAGTATCAAAAGCTAGACCCTTAACAGTAAAGCCAGGCGCAAAGCAAGTTCGTACCTCTGGCAAACAAAAAGCGATTAATGATGCTACGGCTCGAATGAAAAAAACTGGTTCGATTGCTGATGCAACGAACTGGCTGTTAACAACGAGTTAGAAAAGGATATATTATGGCTCAGAATGCAAATACAGTGGAAACATATGATGTTACCACAATTAGAGAGGATATTTCAGATATTTTGAAATCCATCTCACCCACTGACACACCAGTGTTTTCTATGTGTCAGCAAAGAAAAGCACAAAACACATTTGTGGAATTTCCAGAAATTGCTTTAGCTAATGCTGTGTCAAACAATCAGGTAGCTGAAGGTGATATTGTTGGCAACGATACTGCAACATTGCCTGTTAGAAAAGGTACATTTACAGAAATTGCAGACAAGCAAATTGAAATCAGCACAACAAATGAGGCTGTTAATGGGGTAGCAAATGCTCAGACTCTAGCGCAACAAATTGCGATGAAAACAAAAGAGTTAAAGCGTGACATGGAAGCCTCAATTACAGCTAATAAAGCTGGAAGTGCTGGTAGCGCAAATGCTGGAGGGGCTAGAGTGACTCCTGGTCTGCCAGCGTGGTTGACCACTAATGTTTCAAGAGGAACAGGGGGCAGTAACCCAACCTTGTCAGGTGGCGTACCTAATGCTGGTGCTACTGATGCATCATCCTCAAATCAAAGAGCATTTACAGAGGCAATGCTTTCCACTGTAGTTGCTAGTTGCTGGGATGAAGGTGCTGAACCAAGAGCGATTGTTTGCGGATCTTTCAACAAGCAAAAAATCAGTGCTTTTAGCGGTAATGCATCAAAGCAATACGACTATGCAAATTCAAGTGCTGGCAGTCGTGCGATTGTGGCTGGGTTCTCAATTTATGAGTCCGATTTCGGCACGCTCACAGTTGAGCCTGACAGATTTTCAAGAGCAAGAGATGTTTTTGTTCTTGATCCTGATCACTTGCATATTTGCACCTTACAACCTTTAACCCAAAAAGAACTTGCTAGAAATGGTCACTCAGAGAGAAGGCTTATTTCTACAGAGTTTGGATTCTATGCGTTTGAAAAAGCACATGGAGTCATAGCTGACTTAACAACATCTTAATGTCAGTCAAAGTCAAAATAACTACTGGTGTGCGCCCATTTTTTAATGGGCGTGCTACCAGCATTGGAGAAGAGATCATTGTTAAAGAAGCAGAGGCTCAAATGATTATCGATAATGAATGGGGCGAAATAACTGAAAAGAAATCAAGCAAAAAAGTAAGAGCCAGAAAAAATGGCAAATTTGTTGCTGATAACCCTGACACACCAGAAAATGAGGCATGGGTCGATGGTGATTAAAACTGAAATTGTAGAGGATGAAGGAAAAATTCATGTAAACAGAACTCAAGATATTGAGCCTGTTTTACAGAGAAACCATGCTTTACATACAAGTGACTTACCCACACATAGTGGGTCTGCAAGATGGCGTTACGTAGGTGAAATACCTTTAGTGCTTGCAGAACAATGGGCAAGGGAAACTGGTCTTAGATTAGGAAGTGCAGAATTTTTAGAATACTGCAAGAAAAAGCTAAAAGATCCTGATTTTAAAAAGTTAATTATTAGAGGCTTATAATGGCTTTAGCGAATTATTCTGATTTAACATTAAGCATTGCAGATTGGCTAAATCGTGATGATTTAACAAATGTAATTCCTGATTTTATAAAATTAGCAGAAACACAGTTAAATCGTGAAATTCGGCATTACAAGATGCATAATAAAGCAACTGCCAATATAGAAACTCAATACTCTGCAACTCCTACAGATTGGTTACAAAGCATTCGTTTTCATCTTAATGATACAAGTGCAACATTACTAAAACAAACTAGTCCTGAAGAAATTGCAAAACTTAGAGATAGTGCAGATAATTCAAAAGGTAGACCACAATATTATGCGCACGTTGGTGATCTAATTGAAGTTTTTCCTACCCCTGATCAAAATTACGAAGGAGAACTTTTGTATTATCAATCTATTCCTTCTTTGGGCTTAACCCCTGAAACATCTACAAACTGGCTTTTAGCAATGTCACCAGATGCATATCTGTATGGTGCTTTGCTACAAGCATCACCTTATCTGCAAGCAGATGAAAGAATGGGTGTTTGGGGTTCGACTTACCAAGGAATTATAAACGCTATAAATGGCGAAAGTGACAATACTAGGCACAGTGCCTCAAACCTACAACTTAGAATAAGGAGTTATTAAAATGTCTGACGCACTTAGCAATGACTGGGAAACCCATTTACTACAATACACATTCAATTCAAATTCATTAACTAGACCCACAACATTATACCTAGCTTTACATACAGCCGATCCTACTGATGCAGGGGGTAATGAAATAACTGGTAATGGATACGCAAGACAAACAATTACTTTTGGGTCTGTATCAGGCAATACAGCTACATCAAATGCAACTGTTACATTCCCTGCTTGTACAGGATCTGCTTGGGGAAATGTAACGCATTGTTCCATCCACACAGCAAGTACATCAGGAACAATGATATGTCATAGTGCTTTGACTTTGGCGAAGAATATTCAAGTTGGGGATATCCTGCAAGTGCAAAGTGGATCGATTACAGTAACATTACAATAATTTAGGATTATGAAATGGCATTGGTTGTAAAGGAAAGAATAAAAGAAACCACAGCGACTAGTGGAACTGGAACATTAACATTATCAGGTGCAGTCAATGGATTTAGACCCTTTTCAGATATTGGTAACAATAACACTACTTTTTATTGTATTTCTGATGACAATAACAATACTTTCGAAGTAGGACTTGGAACATACAACGCAAACACATTAACTAGAGATACTGTATTTCAAACATCTTCTGGCAATACGACTAAAATTAATTTTGCGTCTGGCAATAAAGAAGTATTTGTAACTTACGTAGCAGAAAAATCTGTCCACAAAGATGCAAATGGAGATATAGATACTACTGGTAAAATTAAATTTGCTAATGTTTATTCTCAAACATCAGATTTGCCATCGGCATCAACATATCATGGGATGTTTGCTCACGTTCATGCAACTGGAAAAGGTTACTTTGCTCACGCTGGGCAATGGGTTGAATTAGCGAATGCAAGTGATTTAAGTTCATATTTATTATCTTCAGCCGTTTCATCCTATGGTGCAACTTTGATCGATGATGCAGACGCTCC